GAAATTGGAACGCGAAGCACCGCGAGACATGTGACCACGACGAGACATAAAGGCTCCCGAGAAAAGGTAGAACAGAAACAGCAACGCGCACGTAGAATATCGCGCACGAGATCCAAAACAGCAAAAACAACACCCGGAGCGAGCATACAACAGCCGCCACAGCTGCAAACCGAAAGCACCCGAAAGGTGCCACAACTGACGCGCTATCGCTTGTCAAAGGGCCCCCCTGTCACCTAAAGGTGACAGGAGAGCCCTTAAGCTCAACAACGAACACCACTTGGATGCCCTAAACCACTCGCCAAGGCTAAACGCCAAGGACGAGTGGGCACAATACAACAAGTATGCATTGTGCCTAGGCCGCCGGCGGGGCCGGCGCCACGACCTTCGGCGCTTCCGCCTCCGGAAGAACGCCGAGGGACCCGAGCTCCGCCCGATTCTCGGGCCGGCTCGCAAAGTCCAGAAACAACACCGGGTCGTTCGCAAACCGCTCACGGATACCCGGTGAAAGCTCCAGGAAGGCCCCCTCCGCTACGCGGATCCGCTCAAGAGCCTCCTGGTAGCAACCGATCGTAGAAACGTCGGCAAACACGGCGTCCAGCGATCCTACGGGCAAAACGCCCGTCTTCTCGTACCGCTTCATCATCACGTTGATGTCAGACGCGTCCAAATCCGACTGACGCGTCATCGACTTCTCACCACACACCGTAGGGCGACTCACACCGCCCTGCGGCCATTCAGGAAACAGCAGTCGGTCACTCACCGATACCTCCCACGCTGAAGGCCCTTGCCAATCTTCCCAGCACCATACAGCTGCGTCGCGGCCTGAGCCGCGGAACTCGTCATCCGCGTCAAATAGCCCTCACCAAGGGCCCACGTCAAACGCGGATTCCTACCGATGTACTGCGACTGCGGCAACAAAGCCCGCTCCCTCGCAGTCTGTATCCCGTGAAAAGCAGCACCAGCCGAATGCGCTGCGCGCTGCGCGGCCATCAGATCCAAATCGGCCTGCCGCCGCAGCTCCCACCAAGTACCGGGCATCGTAACCCGAGGGACCTGCCGCTCCATTTGCAGAAGCATCCCCTCAGCCTCAGCACGATCACCCTCCTGCTTCGTCTTCACCGTCTGCGCATCCAACAGCGACAACTCACGCCGCTGCCGCGCAGCAGATAACGCAGAGCTCACCGTATCCACCCCGGCGCCAACAGCGCCACCCAACACGTTCGGATTGGGAACCTGCGCGGCCGCGCCACCTGGAGTAGACGCACCCCCTTCCATGAACGACAACATAGGATTGATACCAGCTGCACGCATATCAGCCGTACCACGTTGCCAAGACGTGTTCGACATGCGCTCCTCAAACTGCCGCTGGAGCAGCGCCTCACGAGCCGACGCCGCATTACCAGCGGCAGCACCCGCGTAACTCGCCCCAGCTTGGATAGCGGCTACGCCAACAGGCACGACCCACGACGGGGCACCACCACCAGGCTGTGCCATCTTAGAAATGGTCGATCAGACCAGGCACACCGTACACGGGCATGGGACGCGCGCACTTCAGCTGAATGTACGCATCCATGATGATGTCTGGCTCAGTATTCACCGCCAGCACGCGATCCAGCACCGTAGACGTCTGATCCTCAATGAACGTCGACGCCAGCGTAGGCAGCGCTCCAAAGTCCTCCGACAGATTCCACACCGACAACGTACCCGTCACATAAGGACGGAACAGACCCGTCACCCGCGACGGCTTGTAACGATACTCCGCGAATCTCTCTTGGTAACCAAAGGCCGCATTATTCTGCGCCAAGTTATCAGCCAAGAAAATCTCCTTATTCAAAACGGCTTGCTCCCCCAGGTGCGCAAACGCGGGCCAATAGAAATCGTAGATGGTGGAGCGGTTCCAAAACCGCTCCATGCCCTGCGCATACGTGAGATCGGCACGAACATTCACGATGCCGATCACCACACCATGCTCTGTGAACGACTTCGAGAAACCATGACCCTGCGCAAACGCAGTACCGAACCCCGACAACGAACCCATCGTCGTATCGTTCGGAGCCGCAGAACCAACCGCCATCGGCGCAGACTGCGCAACCACCTGGACGTTCATCGGAGAAGAACCACCACCTAAGTACTCCGAACGCTGAAGACGCGCATCCGGAGACACCACACCGAAATGAGCACGCACCTTCTCAGTGTACCGGGTACCACCCCGCGCATCACGCTCTAAGAACCGCTGAATCTGAAACGCCTGCCGAAGAGCATTTATAGTGAACGTCTCATTCGTCAGATCCGTCAACAGCGGAGCTCCACCACTGACAGCCGTAGCCTGAATGTTACTCGCGCCAACATCATTCAAGAACTTCGGAGTGCCGGCCGCCGCCTGGGTAACACCAACACCCAGCGCCGCCGCACCCGTCGTCGTATACACCGGAGCATACGTAGGCAACAGTCCCACGTTCACCGGATTCGCCGCCTTCTGAGTCCAAGGCAGACACGACGTGAAATAGTCGTGCCGCTTACCACGCTTCCGCAGCACGTAACCCGTACCAGGTACCACATCCGGGCCATCCCCGCTTGAAATAGCGACGGACGCCACGAGGTTCTCATCCCGGAACCACTCGTTGTAGATCCGGTGGAAAGCCCTAACCGGCAGAGCCGAATGCGACCACGTACCAGCCGTACACGCGATCTCAGTCGGAATCCCCATGTAGTCCTGAAGACACCCGATCGCGTACCCGGCAGCCGGAGGAGTACACTGAGGAATCGTGTACACCGTGAACGTAGACGGCTCCTGCTCACCCATGAACTTCACGAAGTTCGTCCACACCAGACGGTACGGCACAAAAAACCAGAAGCTCTCAACGAACATGTTGTCCATCACCGGCTTGATCGGAGTAGACAGCCGGCACAACAGATGCGCCTGCAGCGAGAACGTATCCCCAGGCAGCACTTCATCAACGAAGATCGGCACCAAGTACCCAGCATTGAACGTCGTCTTATACCCATGCGAACGATCGAACACAGATCTCTCGATAGTCGCTTTCGGCACCATCGAGAAGTTGTGCTGCGACGGCATCACCGTCGGCATCTTCACCGGGGCCATCACCCCTCCTTACGCTTAAGGTCCTCACACTCACACACGATGGACGGGGCCGACACATCGAACAACGCCCCGTGGCTCTGGAAAGAGCCCAACCGATACAACCGGAAGTCACCCGGATGCTTCGTCGGGGCCTCCTCACCCCGACCATTCACCAGGTCATCCAGCGACCGAACAGCAGCACCCGTCGACTGAGCAAAGAACGGCGTCATGAACTCACCCAGCTTGTCGTCATACAGCGCCAAGATCTCGAGCTTCATTCCAGCCCCCTTTGAAGATTGTGAGACGCCATCAGGAACTGCTCGTTCCGATCGAGCTGCACTTCATTCATAGCCGGCTCACGAACAAAACAACGACGCGCCGCCACACGCGCCAACTCTTCAGCCGCGGCCGCGCTGGACTTCGCCATCAACTTCCGGTAGTAACGTGGCGTCGGAACCTCCTTCCCAGCGACGATAACCGTACCCTTCGGCTCCAACTCATCGCCGTATCTTCCAAACCACGCAGCTCCGATACCGGGTCGTCGAGACATCCGCGAAAATTCCGGGGTCCGAAATACCAATTCGCCAGTCTCAGGATCCACCGAGGAGTAATGCTCCGAAGCAGCGATTCCCCGTACCTTCTTCGTAACGTACCGGGCAACATATCCAGCACTATCAAATGTGACCGACCCCAGCTCAGAGAAACCGAAGGGCCACAGAGAGGACAGTACACCCGATCGCCACACCGGATAACCGCCACGCTCACCGGAGGCCACTGCATCTCCAGGCCAATACCCGAAAAGGAGAGCGTGATAATGCGGCCGGCCAAACTGTTCGCCGTACTCACCGCAAGCGAAGTATCGGACACCTGGCGCCTCCTTCCTCAACCGACGCATGAACAACGGAAAGGCCGACGGATCCAACGATCCCCCGGCCGGAACGTGCGCATCATCGTAGGTTAACGTCACGAAAGCATTGTCTGTATGACACGATGCCTCGTGCATACAGCGGACGGCCCATTGACGGGACCGTTCGAGATCGCAACCAATGCAGTTGCCACACGGCACGAGGTCCGTTGCAAAGGTCGATAGCGAACCCGGACAACGCTTCACCGCGACGGGGCGTGTACACGCCACTACTTCTTCACCTTCGACTTGAGCCAGAACGTCAACCACCCAACGACGATACCCAGGACAGCAATGATAGCGTCCTGAATCGGATGAACCTCAACGATCTGCATCACAACCGGATCCCTCCTCTCATAGGCATACCAGTGGTGACATTCTTCTTGTGAACCCGCATAGCACCGTGCCGGAAATTGGAACGCGAAGCACCGCGAGACATGTGACCACGACGAGACATAAAGGCT